CCGGCCGGGGTGTTTTACGGGCGCGACGGACGCGGGCCATTTCGGCTTGACGATCCGACCGCGGTAATCGAGTCGACAATCGCGTTGCAGATGAATGCGGGCCTGCCGATTGACTACGACCATGCCACGGATTTCGGCGCGCCCGAAGGACGGCCCGCTCCGGCGGCGGGATGGATCCGCGAACTCGAGGTGCGTGGCGGCGCGGTGTGGGGGCGAGTGGAATGGACTGCGCGGGCGGCGAATTCGATCGTGGCGCGCGAGTACCGGTACGTCTCGCCCGTGTTCCAGTTCGATCCGAAAGACGGCAGCGTGACCCGGCTGTTGCGAGCCGGTCTCACCAACAATCCAAACCTTCACCTGACCGCGATCGCGGCGTCGCGCACGGCGGCCGCAGACGCGAAGGACGAACGCATGGAATTTCCAACTCAAGAGTTGCGCGAGCTGCTGAGCCTCGACGGCGAGGCGACGGTCGCGGACGTCGTAGCAAGGGTGCGCGAGCTGCGCGCGGCCGGAGATGCGGCGGCGCCAGCGACCGGGACGCACGCGCACGACCCGGCGCACTATGTGGCGATCGCGGAGTTCGAGCGGGCGCTCACCGAACTCAACGCGCTCAAGGCCGAGCGCGCGCGCGAGCGCGCCGCGCATACGGTGGAAGAGGCGATTCGCGCAGGCAAAATCGTGCCGGCGCAGCGCGAGTGGGCGATCGCATACTGCGCCGCGGACGCGCGGGGATTCCAGGCGTTCGCCGCCAAGCAGCCGTCGATAGTCGGCGAGAACCTGGGACTGGCGGGAGAGCCCCCGGCGGAAAGACGAGCGGGCGGGCTCAACGCGGCGGAGCTCGCCATCTGCTCGCAACTTGGCCTCAAGCATTCGGAGTTCATCCGGCGCAAGCGCGGACGCGCGGACTTCCTGAGCCTCGAACGCGCCGACGCCGATCTCCGAAATGCGGAAATCCGCAGCGCTGACTTTCGGAGCAACCAAGACTAACTCGCGCCTGGCGCGGCTCTCAAAGCGGCCGCGCCGGCGTGCATCAACAAAGGTGAAAAGATGGCGGCTCTAACCAATGCGCGAAACACGCCCGAGATGGCCGATGGCGGCAGGATGCGCGTTTACCCGGTCGAAGCGAACACCAACATCTACCTGGGCGGGATCGTCGCGCTTGACGCGGCAGGCAATGCGGTGCCGGCGTCGGCGACTACCACGGTGGCGAACCCGCTCAAGATCATCGGGCGCGCCGAATATGTGAGCAACGGAATCCCGGGGCAGAACGCGCTTAACAATCCAGGCACCGCGGGCGCGATTTGGATCACGGCGCGCAAGGGAGTGTTCCTCTACGCGACGGACGGATCGGTTGGTGCGGCGCAGGTCGGGCTCATCTGCTTTGCGCTCGACGACAACAACGTCACGGCGACCGATCGCGCAAGCGGCGCGACCGTGCAGCAATACGCGGCGGCCGGAACGGTGGTTGCGCTCGATCCGAGCGGCCAGGTGTGGGTGGATTTCTGGCATCAGGCGACCGGAGCCGCGTGATGACAACCTTCAGCCGAAAAACGAAGACGAGGAAGAATTAGATGGAAATCAGTGCAGCGAATCTGACCGCATTATTCACCGGCTTCGACGTCGTCTTCCAGCGCGGGTTCGAGAAGCCGCCGTCATACTACGAAAAGATCACGAGCGTGGTGCGTTCGGCGTCGCGCCAGACTATCTATCCATGGCTCGGTCGCACTACGAGGTTCCGCGAGTGGCTAGGCGACAGAGTAATCCAAGCGCTCGAGACGCATGAATACACAATAGTCAATCGGAACTTCGAAGATACCGTGGCGATCGATCGCAACGATATCGAGGACGATACCTACGGTGCGTACGAGCCAATCATCGAGCAGCTTGGATGGGACACGAAGGTGCATCCGGACATGCTGCTGTTCGCGATGATCAAAAACGCGGTGGCGAATCCAAGCGCGGTCGTTGGCTTCGACCAGATGCCGTTTTTTTCCTCGAGTCATCCGGTTGGCCTGATGGGGCAGACCGGAACCACTGCGGCGAACATCAATTCGAGCGGGTCGGGTGCGTACTGGTTCCTGATCGATGCGTCGCGGGTGATCCGCCCATTCATCTTTCAGCTGCGGCGAGAATACGCAGTGACGCGAATGAATACTGTCACCGACGAGGCGGTGTTCAACCGGCGCGAGTTTCGCTACGGCGTGGATGGGCGGGCCAACACGGGAGTCGGGCTGTGGCAGTTGGCGTACGCCAGCAATACGGATCTGAGCAATCCGGCCAATTACGGAGCGGCGCGCGCCGCGATGAGATCATTCACAACCGATGCGGGGCAGCCATTTGGTGCGCTGTCGATCCGCGACGGGGTGTTTCTATTAGTGCCGCCGACGCTCGAAGAAGTCGCGCGTCAACTGCTGAACTCCGAGTTCATGGCCGGCGTCGGCGCGAGCGCGAACGTCTCGACCTCGAACATCTGGTGCAACAGCGCGGACCTTATAGTCAGTGAGTTCCTTGCGTAAGGACGCGGAGATGAAACCAGTTTCCCTGAGCCGGCGCATCGCGGGTCCCCCTCCCGCCCGCAACGCCGGAGTGCGCGGCGACTCTCCGCGGGCGCAGGCCAGTTGCCTGACGCCCGCGGAGAGACCTTTGAGCAATATCACGGCTTCCGATGCGATGAGGTTACGACAGTGAGTTACGCGACCGCGCAAGACATGATCAACCGATACCCTAATCGGGATCTTGTTCAACTGACTAATGAGGATCCGACGGCGACCACCGTAAATGATGCACCGATCACGCAGGCGCTTGCCGACGCTTCCGCGGAAATAGACGGATACATCGAAGGGCGCTTCACGCTGCCGCTGACAGATCCGCCGGCCGTTCTCAACCGTCTCACGACCGATATCGCGATGTACCGGCTGCAATCGCTGCGGCCGCTGCACGACCTCGAAGACGCGCGCAAGCGTTATGAAGATGCGGTCGCGATGCTCACGAAGGTCGCGGCCGGCGAGCTCACGCTCGGTCTGTCCGCCGACAACCAGGAGCCGCCGGTGGCGGCAGGGGCGGTGGAAACCGTGCAGGCGCCGGATCGGGTTTTCAACCGCGGCAATCTGAAGGGCTACTGAGATGGGTGTGATGCTCGACGGGGCGTGGAACGGCGTGGTCTTCACGCCACCGACGGCGATCGATATCGCGACGATCGAAGACGCGATCGTGAATCGACTGAGTTCGCAAATCAACTCGATCGAAATCGCGCACTATCCGGATCGGCCTGAGACGTGGCGTCTGACCCATCGCGTGGGCGCGGCGTTGGTGATGTACAAGGGCGCGCAGTATGGCGAGTTGCTCGACACCGCGGCGATAATCCAGGAACGCAAACTCGAGTTCGAAATCTCGGTAATGATGCGCGACCTTGGATGGGCGGTCGGTGGCGACCCGTCGGGGCCAAGTCCCGGCGCGTACGCGATCATCGAGGCGATTCGCACCGCGCTGACCGGATATCGGATTGCGGGCTGCCGCCCGATGTACCCGGTGCGTGAAAAATTCGTCAAGCGCGACAAGCAGGGCGGCGTGTGGACGTACGCATCGACGTTTGCACTGAGCACCGTGGCAGTCGAAGCGTCGCGGACGGATGGGTTCCCGCTCTTCACCAGGGGCATCGCGCTGGAAGAAGGCGGACAGACTTCGGTCACGGTCGGCTCGGTGGCCTACACGTTCAATTCGAGCCTGCAGGTTCAGCTTCCGCAGGGCAACGTGTTTGCCGTCAGCATTGTGGGGCCCGGCGGCGCTGCGCTCATCCAGGGTACGGATTACTCGGTCGATCGCGCCAGCGGAGTCGTCACGGCGCTCGCGGGCGGTGCAATTTCCGCCGGCGAGACAGTGCAGATCGCGTACACATACGCCGAAGAGGTTATCGCGACAACGGGCCAGAGCGAGCCGACTAACTAGGCCGGAATAAATAGTAATTTTGCAACTGAGTAACAGGTGACACATGCCAGCCAGTTTCTTGCACGGAGTTGAAGTAATCGAAGTGCCTAATGGTCCGGTCCCGGTCACGGTCGTCAAGTCGGCGGTGATTGGACTGGTCGGGACGGCGCCGTCGTGGGCGGTGGAATCACCGTCGGTCGCGGTAGCACCCAACACGCCGGCGCTGGTCTCGTCAGCGCTCGACGCGGCAAACTTCGGACCGATCGTTCAAGGGTACTCGATTCCGTATGCGCTCGCGGCGATCCAGGCGCAGGGAGCGGGACAGGCGATCGTCGTCAACGTGTTCAATCCCGCCATACATTTCACGGCGATAGCTGCGACCGCATTCAGCTTCAACGCGCAGGGCGCTATCAACCTCGGACACATGGGCGTGTCGAACGTAGTAGTCACTAGTAATCCTGCGGGTACTACCTATGTCGCGGGCACTGACTATACGCTCGACGCGGTGAATGGCGCGATTACGATCGTGTCCGCCGGATCGGGAGGACATATCACCGCCGGAGCCAGCGTGTTGATCGCATTCCACTACGCGGATCCGTCGAAAGTGGCGGACGCAGACATAATTGGGGCAGTCACCGGCGGTGTATACACGGGGATGCAGGCATTCCAGACCACCTACGGGACGATGGGATTCTTTCCCAAGATACTAATTGCGCCGGGCTACTCGCAGGACGCCGCGGTTGCGACTGAAATCGACGCAATGGCCAACACGATTCGCGCGATGGCGCTGGTGGATTCGCCGCCTTCGACCGCGGTGGAAACCGCGATAGCCAATCGCGGAGTCGTGGGCAATGCCTTCGCAGCCTCGAGCAGCCGAACAATTCTGTGCTATCCGCAAGAGAAGTTCTACGACACGGGAATTGTGCCGACGGGAGTCACGCTCAACCCTTCAGGGACACCGGTGACGGCGCAATTCAACGCGAATTCGGTCGGGCCATTTTCACAGTGGGTGGCTGGAGCGATCGCGGCCAAGGACCTGGCGCAGGGTTACTGGTGGTCGCCATCCAACACGCAGGTCGATGGAATCCTCGGGCCGGACGTTACGCTCTACGCCTCTATTCTCGACCCGGCGTCAGACACCAACAACCTCAATGCGGCGGGAATCGTGACGGTGTTCAACGCATTCGGCACCGGACTTCGGGTGTGGGGCAACCGCAGCGCGGAGTAC